AGTTTCGAAGGAAGAACCGCTATATGATGTGTGCCAGACTATACCAATCTTTGCTGCTCGGACTGCTTGCGATTGTTCATAAGGTACAGCATACATGATAGTGTTGGGATGAAAGGTGACATACTTCTGACCGTCTATGTTTTTAGTTTTTAAATCCCCAGGACCGAACATAAAGTCGCCCTGAATAACACCTTTGATTCCAAGTTCAGGAAGATACCTTAGTGCGGACTTCAGTTTATCGTTGAGATCGCCAGAAGTATCATCGTCTATGTCCTGTGGAGTTTTGTATACCTTCGGATTCTTATTGAAGATACCTTTTTTGGCAACAAAGAACTTACCGTCCCGAGGGTCTGTGCCAGCGAAAATCGCAGGAGCGCCATCCCACTTAACAGATACAGCGCCCTCATGCTTTCCCGCGAGCATGTCGCGCATGTCTCTCATGGCATTAATTGCTTGCCGTGTGCCATTGACGCCACCATAAATAACGGCGTCTTCGACATGAGTCATATGACTGTTCTTTTGTTCTGTAATGAACTGTATGAAATTCTGAATCATCCCTTTAATAGCACCTTTCCAGTGGCAGGTTTGCTCTTATAGTCACACATGATGTGCGAAGGGTACAATCCCGATTGTTTGTTTCTGATGTTAACTTTGAAGTCATAGTAGTTATTACTAAAGGAGATATCTATTCGTTTACCTGCACCGTCCTTCCCTCCATAATGTATTTCAATGTCAGTAGAGACCTTGGAATATTTCCTGTTATTGGCATCTGATATGTTCCAAAAATAAATTCTGCCTCCGTCCATTCCATGAACCATCCAATAACCAGAACCTATAGCAGAAGCGAGAAATTTCCCCAGTTTATTTGCATGAGACCCAGTAATCTTTTTCTTAACCGACTTGAACTTTGTCTTACCATACTCATTAAACACACGACAAAACATTGTTTCATCTAGTCCGAAAGTTTCTAGAATTACCTTTCCAATAGGATCAGTTATCTTACCCTTCTTTATCTGTGCTTCTGAAAGAAACCTACCAACACCAGCGTTCATAAATGTTAGAGTACTACTGTACTTCAGAGATAGAAAACTTTGCTTCTTGTTTGCATGCTCTATGGTTATGTCGGTTAGTTTTTCGCCGTGTTTAGCAGGGGATGTTGGTAGGATGTACAATTGCTTGCCTTGAACAGCAATTGGTCTTGACTGGTTCAACCCACCCATGGGAATAATTTTCTTGGCTGGGGATTTGAGAAATGCTGAACAATCTGCGATTATTGTCTTTGCTTGTTTAGCATATTTACCTTTCGGCTTCTTTCCAGATAACACTGCTTTTAGGTCTGCTTCTAATTCGTGCTCGAACAGAATGCCTTTGTTTATCCGCGATCCAGTGGCGCCACCAAACTCTTCGGTTTTCTCGAATTTGGTTAAGGGGATTTCTTCAACCTTTTTCTTACCAGCAAGTTTACCACCAAGAACAACTTTCTTCTTAGGGAAGGCACTTAGAGATAGAATCTGGTTGGTTATCTTATCGACAGACTTAGAATTTTTGCTTTTTGGTAGTGTTATCTTTTCGTCATTAAGAAGTATATACTCAACATGAAATAAACCATGTTCAGTGGCGAATGCATTCTCCTTGCCGTCGACCTGCATAAATTTTTGGACTAGGAGTTCCGAACGATATTCTCGCCCTTCTTTGGTGATCTCTGTGTATGATAGGTTCGCCATGGTGTATCATCAATTATGGTATTAACTTATTTATAATCGGGATATAACTCTCTGTCTTCATTTTTTAAATCGAGGATGCGCCGGTTGATGCGTATCTTCTCAGTGTCAGTATAGGTGTCCCAATTCTGGATCTCTCCGGTCCACCGGTAACAACCTATGCAATAATTATTCCACTTGGCGTCTGTGATACAGACACCGATACATGGAGATAAGGATGTTACTGTAGTTCCGAACGGCGTGTCGGTCATGGAGTGATTGATAATGCCATTTCCCATGCCAGGAAAGACAAAATAACAATAACTGATTCTACAGCATCCAAGTCAGGTTCCATAACAACTGATAGACTGGGAGATATGTAGAATAGATTGTCTGTCTGGAGTACGTTAGATATTCCAAATTCGAATTTCATATCGTGTTTGAACATGTGGTTCTCCGGTTGTTGTTACTTTATTTATAAAAATGGGGGGGGGTAACCCCCCCCCACTATTCTACCAGGTATAGTCTTACAAGGCGTCTGCAAAACCTGCAGAGATTGCTTTATGTCCTACAGCAATCATTCGACGCGTGGGAGAACCGAGACGATAAAACCCCTTCACTTCACCTTTAGAGTTAACCGACTTATTCAGATACACTGGATAACCCTCGCGTCTGATAGAACTAACTACCTGACCTGGATTACCCGCACCGAATCGTGCTGCGATCTGTTTTGCTGTTAGTCTATCACCGTTTTGCAGTGCCTGTAGTACTCGTGCTTTCTTACTCATAATTTAAATCCTAATTTAAATCCTAATTTACATTGTGTCACTTATGTGACGGTTTATCACCAGAGTTCGACCAGCTGCGATTGTAATTCGTATGCTTCCCGCTCCCATGGTAATTCGTTATGTGGATGATTTTCCATCCACCAATTCTGGGTGTGACCTTCTACTATGATGTTACTCTCACCAATATAACCTTCTATCCACTGCTTGGCATGCACCAATTCGTGCGCTGCCGTGGTTGTCAGTTCTGGTATCGAGTAGTGAATCAATTCACGATTCTTATTTACAAAGTTTCTTGCCAATTCAATTAAAATATAGTTGTCGTCCTCGATCCAACAGAGACCTCCATCCTGATAGAACAGATCGTTGACTTCATCGAACGGTTCATTTTCATGAAGTAAATGTCTCCGCATTGTCACCACAATCGTCCACTCTTTTTTGGGTGGCGTGTCAAAAAGAAAATCGACAACATCATCACAATACCTCGCGAATCTGGTTTTAGATGGAAAACGTCCATCTAATGTAGTCAGGATCATTTGTCTTCTTTATCTTCATACCAGTTACCTGTCTCGGAGTCGAGACTGAAGTCGTAATCGTCTGGTAGTAGGGTCATTAATTTTCTCTCAAAATACATAATCTTGCTAATTCGTGTTGGACCTTCTTCAGTCAGACATCCTGCGGACCAACCGTTGTCGATCCATACAAAAGAATAATTTCTTTTATAACAAAAATCCATTTCTGGAGTGATAGATGTTCCATCATATTCTGGTAAATCAGGCCCGGGCATGTGTGGGTTGCATCCGACAAGAACTACTAGTATCACCGAACTCAATATAAGCGTTGCATTCATAATGGGTTTGCCTTAATATGTTTTTCGGTTATAAATTCTAAGCGCAGGCCAAGTGTTTGCAAGGGGCAGACGTCGGCCACACACCTTGACCTCGCTGTATCCTACTTCACGAGCAAGCATATTTTTCTCTATCAGATACACTTCGAAGAATTTCGGATCGTGTTGGGCGATTGATCGCATGTTATGCACGTTATCAAAAAACTTGATCGCCTTCACAACATCTGGTGCCTGTGCCAGTCGGGCGTGGTCTAGTCGCTTTCGCGAGATTCTGTTCCCGACATACTTAGGAGTATCCGTTAGAAACCAAACATATTTCGCGACAGTCGCACCGAACTTATGCTCGATCATTTCGATGGTCCGATCTGTATCTTCGACAATGTCATGGAGTAATGCCGCTGATAAAATTTCTGAATTAGCATCCAGATATGCGTCATTATCAATCCATTCTGACACCATGGTCGCTACTGCTACAGGGTGTGTTATATAATCCACTTTATCTACGTATTTTCTGAACTGACCCGCGTGGTAGTGTAAAGCATATGTGTATGCCGCGTCGACTTGACTTCTACCCATAATCATCTCTTTTGGAAACATGTTTCTATCACTCATTAGCATATATCTATTATCGTTGATCTCGTTGTAAATAGCGATTGGTTGTAAGTTATTGATTTAGTAGAGTAAATAGATGCAGTCGTTTAGACGCTTCTGGACGCGATAGGAGCGTCGGCGCTACACCCCTATATCAGAACATTACTCTTCTGGAAAAGTCGCTCCTGAGCATCCACAGCGATACCAGATTTCATTTTATGGTGTTATGGATAGCTATCCATGAAGTTCTTAATAGTATCATTAGTATCATCGTAACCAAGATTCGGCGGCGTGTATATGATGATTCAAATTATTCTCAGGAGTCGATTCCATCTGATCGACCGAATCTTCCTCGATCCGGTGACCCACCGTTCGCCGCTGGATGTCATTGGTGTGGAGTTCGGACCAGTACAACTCGAAAGCAACCCCATCCTCAACCCCGATGAACTGGTGATACAGTCCGGGTTCGACTTTCATGAAGTCGCCGTTTGATAGAAAGGTCGTATCATATGTGTGCAGATCATCGAAATCTGGCCAGACCTTGATCATCATACGTCCCGACTCAACGAAGAAACCATTGTACTTGGTTTGGTGTTGATGCTGCGAACAGCATACGTTTCGTTTGAATTCTATTCGATGAAACTCCAGACTGGAATTCGCTTCCAATAATTCTGTTGTTCCCCATACCTTGCCTTGTCTAACTGTCATGTATATTCCTTATCTATTCTTTTTCGTATTCTAAATCGTCTAATAGAGTTTGTCTTAAAACTGCAGTGCTGGCGTTATAACGCAATGGCGTTATAACGCCAACCTGGCGTTAAGGGACCTATCTTCTCCACACCATGATCCTGATCATGAACATTCAATTGGATAATCGCATAGTGGAGAATCTTCAGCAAGTCCTTTCGCTGATCAGCGGGTGTTCCTTTCGTACCGTATCGCTTACCATACTTCAGAACATTGCCGATACAGAATCCAGTACCATGACCAGCATCGATGATCATATCCGTCGCTTGGTATTTACCATTCGCATAATGCTCGTCGTATGTGGCATCGATATACGCCTGTAATTCATTGACAAGATTAGGTTCATTAAATTTGTAATCAATCACTGTGTGTGATTGCTGTACAGTTTGCTGTTGGTTCTCTGTTCTATTATCCATAGACATGATTTCTCCTCACTCTTCGTAGAGCGTCTTTAGGTGGAATAGTTATCCAATCGCCATTGGCGAATCCTGCAATTAGTTTATTTGCTTGGCGAACAGCGATAAATACATCTTTACCATCATGTTCACCATATTCGAGAATACGATCCAACTGTACCAGTGCTGCCTTTCTGCCGTTAACGTTAACGGCAGCATGCTTACCAGATTTCATTGATTCGACCTGAAACTCCATCAGGGATTCGTTCACACTGTCCTCGTCCAGTATACTTGCAATGATTTCATTACAGAGAACCAGAGGGACTTTGGCGATTCGTTTCTGTAGAGTTTCATCCAGAATTGCTCGGCGATATTCTCCAGGGATATCTTTGTGTTTTTTATAAGTTAACATGTTGTACTCCATTTATCAATATTAGTAAGTAGTTCCGGTCCCATATTCTTAGTCGAACTGTGATTGTGAAGTGTTTGCAACAGTCTCGTCCAATTTGCTGTATAGATCCATGAAGGAACTTTTGGTTTCGTCATCGAAACGGTTGACACATAATTCAATCGCCGTAGTCCGAACATCGAAGATAGCATACGCCTTGGCGATATGAATCAGTCGACGGGTGGAGATAACTTCATCCACACCATCGTCGGCATAAGTCTTTCGAATGATGTCTGCCCAGTCGGTCAGGCGCTTGATGAAATCTAGATCTTTTATTTCTAATTGATCAAAGACCTTACCGAGAATTCTTGATTCGATTGCCGCAGAGGGATAAGCTTGTTCACATGTGACAGGGAACCGCTCGAGGAATGCCTCGTTCAGTACGTTGGTACCAATGAACTGTCCATTTTCAGAACCCTTGCCCTTGGTGTTTGCTGTCGCAATAACAGTAAACCCTTCTGAAGGTTCGATAAACTCACCAGTTTTCTTGATGAAGTATCCTGAACCTTCCATGATGGACTGCAGACACATAACCTTGGCAGGATTTGCCAGATCGATCTCATCGCACAACAGTACAGCGCCGCGTTCCATCGCAGTGATCACTGGTCCTTTAAAGAATTTAGTCTCTCCATCTATGAGACGGAACCCGCCGATCAGATCATCTTCATCGGTCTCGACTGTGAAATTCATTCGAATAACTTCACGTTTCAACTTCGCGCAAGTTTGCTCGATCATATATGTTTTGCCGTTACCAGATAGACCAGTGACGAATATAGGATAAAACTTATTGGACTTGACGATGGCATTGATTGTGGAGAAGTTGCCGAACGGAACAAAGAGAGGATCTTTCTTAGGTATCAAATTCTCGGTGAACCCAGAGTGAACCACACCTAGATCGACGACCTTAGCAGTAGTGGTCAAAGTGGGAACGACTGCAGGTTTCACCGCAGTTTTTACTTTCTTTGTCTTTATCGACACTACCGACGCTCCGTCTGGAGCAGGACCATATCGAAGACCGATCGGGGGAAAATGATATTCGCCGTTATCTGCTACATTGAATTTATTCAAAATCTTATACAGCGAGGGGATTTTGTGAGTCTTCGCGACGGTGCGGATCTCATCGCCTGGGACTGTTCTGGGTTCATCGCCATATTTTTCAGAAAATAGATCGACCAACAATTGCGCTTTACTTACCATAATTTAATTACCTTTCACTTGTTCTTTAATTTGTTATATAACTATTATCGTCGATTTCGTCTAAAATAGCAATAGACTATAAGTCATTGATTTTACTAAGAAAATCATCACTCTGGTTATGCCACCAGAGTGACTAATTCATTCAACATGGGACGAGAGAACTTTTTGTCCCTCTGATTCTTGCGGAATGCTGATTTCACTGCACCTTTTGCGGCGCCCGGTTCGATATCGAGGTCAGATTCTTTGGTTTTCATTTTCTTTGAATTGATCAGAAATAGCGCAGAATATCCAGTCTCTGAACCAACCTTCACATACCCGTTCTTTCTCATTTCCTTACAGAGATCAGGCGCGGCATTATATGAGACGCCGGCCTGGTGATACACATCCGATGTTTTCGAATACGTAATCCTATAACCGATGGCATTACCACCCGTAGTCTCTCTGAATATGTCCATAAGTGAGACTGTCACCGATTGGTACGCGCCCGTCTCGGGATTTTTCACCAAATCGAAGGACTTCTTGGTGATAGGATCGATGATAGTCGTAAAGACACTAGGTCCCCATGTCGAACTTGAGTATTTACTCACGTATCGACCAACTGCGTATCTTCGCAACTCCCCGCCTGGCGAGGTAAGTGTGGTCTCACAGGCATTACTATCGCCGTCTGATAAAAAGAAAGTGTTAACGATGTCCAGATTATACTGCGCCTTGAATTGCTTGTAAATAATCCGAGCGGACATTATCGTATCGTCGAGTGGTGTTGAACCTAGACTAAGCTGTGGGGGAAAGTCACGGTAACTGGGTGCGCCGGGTGTTCTGTGTGATGATTGCACCTCTGCAAGGGCAAGTGCGATCCTAGACATATCGCGAAATTCAGACTTTCTCATTTTATCGGAAAAGAGTTCAATTAGTCCAGCAGTGGCATCATACATAATATCGCCATCTGTACCGCATTGGGCATTCCATTTGGGTCCAGATGTATTTCGTGAAAGTGCAACATCAGTAAAAGCATAAACCCTATGTGGTACACCAATCATGCGACAGAATAAAACAAGATTCATTGTTTGTTCCATTGTAGGCTTGATGTGTTCGCACATTGAACCAGACCAGTCTAAGTACATTACAAAACCGTGATTCTTGCCTTCTGGTACAAACGACATACGACGAAAGATATCATCCGTCGTTCTGTAGTTATTCATCTTAACAGAGTCTATAACCCCAGATTTGGTTGTTTGTGTTCGAGCATATTCAGCAGCACTCTTCCTGGTTTCGAATTCCTTCGCCATGTAACTTACTTGAGCTTTGTTTTTTGCGAGGTATACCTTATACAGTTCTTCACCATAATTCATTAACTTAGTGCCGTCTGATAGTATACTATCGTCTGCCACCTGAACTTGATCTACCCACAACACCGGTCGCTCCTGGTATAGACCAGTGTGACGACCATTAACCAGATTGATTGTGTCCTTGAATCCGATGATGGGTAATGCCTCAGAGGGCAGCGTTAGGTTATATACACGAGTCTCTCCATTGGAATCGGTTCCTAATGATTCCATGTTGTCACGAAGATACTCGTCAGTAATGGATTCAATTTCAGACTCATCGAAATCATCCGATGATTTTGGAACGCCGTTAGATGACTCACTTACATCATCCTCAGTTCCACCTTCTTCGCCAGTTTCACCTTCTTCGCCAGTTTCACCTTCTTCGCCAGTTTCACCTTCTTCGCCAGTTTCACCTTCTTCGCCAGTTTCACCTTCTTCGCCAGTTTCACCAGGATCAGTTTCATCGCCAGTTTCAGTTTCACCTTCTTCGCCAGTTTCGCCAGTTTCAGTTTTACCTTCTTCGCCAGTTTCGCCAGTTTTACCTTCTTCGCCAGTTTCGCCAGTTTCGCCAGTTTCAGTTTTACCTTCTTCGCTTTCGCCAGTTTCGCCAGGATCAGTTTCATCGTTCTCTTTCTGTTTCTGTTCCTTCGCGAACTTAAAGAGTTCCTCTGTCAAAGTGACAGTTTCTTTCCAAGATTCAAGTTTTGCGATACGCTTAATCCAGTCCTGCTCGATTACAGAGAATTCAATACCCGCCGATGCACCACACTTGAAGTGGACATTTATTCTATCGATGAACTCTAGAGAATTGAACTGGTCAGGAGTAGTAAGACCACCAGCGAAAAATCCGCTGGTAAGAAGTTCTCGGTACGACTTGATGAAGTCATTACGGAGACCAGGATATTTGCGCTGAATCAATTTTTCAATCCGAGCATCTTCGACGACATTCAGATAACCCTGAAAAACACGGCCACCCGCTTTGATCGCTGTTACCCATCCATCAGCGTCGGTCCACAATGCGTGACCGACCTCATGTCCAGTGAACATGTCGATCATTTCTGGTGTGATACCAGTCCTAATAGGTAGTGTCAATATTCTCTTGACTGGATCAAAACTGGCAGTGCTTGTCGCGGCATGCATCACTGTGATGTTTTCGGTCGCTAGTAGTCTTGCCAAGGTGTCTTTGTTTTTCATCTTCTTCTCTAATTCGTTATATAACTATTATCGTCGATTTCGACTAAAATAACAACAGTTTATAAGTCGTTGATTTAATTGAGAAAATACAGAGAACATAGCAATTGATAGCAATATCGTTCCCTCTCTCAATTAAATCAACATGAATTAGAATTATCGTCGATACCCTCGAAAAGGTAAAGTGTCTGTAAGTCGTTGATTTAATTGAGAAAATACTGATTCTATATCAATATTTTGTCAGAAAAAGAGTATCGTTTTTCTGACAGGAATCAGGGTGTATTTCGCTCTGTCTTAATCTCCACACTATTATATGTTTCGAACCAGACCTTTGCACCACAACTGAGTGGTTTGTCTGGACTGTAGACGAATCGGCCAATCTCACTACCATCGTTGTCGCGAATAATAGCAGTGTTGCCCCTGCGGTTTTGCTTGTAGTCTTTGACTGTGAGAACAGGCAAATCATCGCCCTTCGCGTTTGCTTTAATGTGATGCTGATTAACGTGGACTATTGTTTTCATAATGCATTAATTGGTCCACATAAATAAGGTTTAATCATCGCGGCGCAATATCCATTGTCCAGTGCTTCTCACATATCTCACAATCAAACACTCTCCACTCATGTAATGTTTCGAGGGGTTCTTTGTATCCGTTGTTGGATTCTTTTGATGATTTCAGAAAGAAATCAGGATGTTCACATGCTTCCTGAATTTCCTTTATGTGAGCATCCATGCCTTCGTTGAACTGTTTTCTTTGTTCTTTTAAATCTCTTACCATTACCATTATCACTTACCCTTTTTAGTAAACGTCACTTCACCGTCATAGAGACCATATTTGCCTCTGTTAGTTATCAGTTCGTATCCATTAAATTCTAACACTTTCTCTATCCCACTTTCAAGTATCTCTTTCTGGACTGATAGTAAAGTACTGTACTGTTTTCGTTGGAGTTTATGAGTCTTCATTCACATTCTATAAAATTTATGTCCGGTTGTTTCATGTACCATGACAAACTCTCTTGCCCATCGCGGTATATGCTTCACTATTCTTGGATTCATATAATGAGTCGCACCGTCAGTAGGATCTTCCGTATATCCTGCCAGTACATCGAACGACATGTGTTGAATAGATTCCCAGAGTTTAACATTATCTTTAATGACCACACCTCTGGCGTCTGTCAGTCTAATCTTATCCGAACGTCCGTCACAGTACCAACTGAACTGGCACTTGTACCTTAGAGGATACGATTGACCATTACTGTTCTTGGCGTGCTTGCCTTGGAACACAACATCACATATACCACTCGGATACTTTGAACTCAACTCTCGGTTCTTAGTTACGTGTGCGACCGATAGTTGATCCATCAGTGACGTGCCGCGCGACTCATGCCAGATATTGAGTGCTAGACAATGCACTTCATTAGCATCGACTTCATGTTTCGGAGGGTTCGGAGGAGTGACGATTATGTTTTCGATTGAAGCGGATACATCTACTACCGTCTCCACTGGATCTGGTCGAGTTCTGGCGATGATGATCATCGCCAGGATAAAGAGAACGAGTAGACTCGTTTCTATTGGTTGAAGTCTATGATTTGAAAGCATGGGTAGATCTCCATTCCTTTCCCTCAGCATCGATGAAAACTAATGTGATCTTATCGTCATTGTCGAGATACATGTCTGCTTTATTAAACGCAACCAAACAGACCTTTTGCATCTCGTCTATGCCTACATAAAAACCTACGCGTCTTCCCCATATGTACGTTGCTGACATGCATACTATTGTTAATAACGTTTGCCATAATGGATCCATGTTGTTCTCCTATACTAGAATCGAATCGAATTTTTCACCAGAGATACGTCGCCCTGTCGATGAATTATCAAATACTGGTCCGGTATCCTCCGTAGCAGAAACAACCGGTTGTATGGTATTATCAACATCGTGAAATCGCATCTTATCCTTTTTGATGCCCAAACAAAACCTCTTGTTTTTATTGAGATCACGATATCGATTCTTAAGTTGTATCACCATAATCTGTCCGAGTTCTTCCAATTCATCTGACGTCACCAGCGCGCACATAAAATCAGCAGTTGCCGGTACACCAAAACTCTCACTCGTATCATCCATTCCAGGATCTGAACTACCATAACCAACTCGATTTACCTGCGTTGCCGTAACGACAGGAACTTCAAACTCAACACCCAGACCGCGAAGTTCTTCGGCAACTGACTTCATGTATGTATAGGTGTTAACAGAACCACCCATCTTCATTCGCGCAGACGTACATATATTTAGATAGTCTATAAAAACGATATCTGGTTTGAAACTCTTCTTCAGAAATAATTCATTCAGGAGTGCGCGGAAATGATTCGAGTGCGCTTGTCCTGTGGGGTATTCCTTTACAATCAATTGACCTTGTGTCTTAATAGATAACGCATTTACCCGATCAATGAACATCTTCCTGGGTAGATTCTCTATTTGATCTAGTGAAATGTCAAGAAGATTGGCATCGATTCGTTCCGCGATTTTCTCTTCTGCCATTTCCATTGTTATGTATAAAACATTCCTACCCTCTGAAATTGCAGCTGCTGCTTGGTGACACATCATCATACTCTTACCGACACCGGGCCCGGCCATCCAGACATTAAGCGTCTTGGTAGCGAAACCATTCTTGGTAATCGTGTTAAGCATTTCTAGATCAAAAGGAATTCGCGATAGATCTTCATGATAGAACTCATAACGACTTTCAACATCTCCGAAATAGTCATGACCTATGTTCGGGTCGAAAGAAACACCCAGTGCCTTCTGGAGGATGTCTGGTAACGCGTTCTTTGTTAGAGTCTTATGCTTGCCATCATAAACCAGCATAGACTCCATGAGAGCGTTGTAAACCGCTCTGTCCTTACACCAGGTTTCAGTTTGATCAAGCAACCAATCCATGTTCTCTTCTTTGGGCGTGAACAGGTCATCAGCGATACTCAGAGTCTGTTCGAACTCTGAATCGTTCAGGGACCGGTTCTCTGTTACTTCGAGGAGGAATGATTCCTGAGTAGGAAGTCTATTGTACTTGGCAACAAACTTCGCTACCTGTACAAACAACTTCTTATGGAACGCGTCGAAGTATTCTGGTTCGATAAACGGAATAGTCTTCCGCATGAACGGTTCGTTGGTGAGCGTGTTCCGTAATATGATTTGCTGTATTTCATTTGTCATTTTTGTTTTACTTGGAGACTCTCAGAATTAGCAAGTGAAGTAATAGTATACGCCACTTTTTGTTGTAATTCAAGGTTATCGGTTGTAATATCTGAATCCGGGGTATATTTAACCTTAAATGAGAAACTGGTGTTCTTTGTCTTGATGTTGGGTTGAATAACTATATCTCCAATCACCACTTCTGCCAGATGTCCTTTGAGGAAGCGGATATCCCATCCGTCGTCCTCGTTCGGTACCAAAACGAAGTCTTCATTCTCGACTAAGTCCTTCATTCTATTCCCCAGCAGGAACGATCTCAACATTAACATTAGTGCCGTTAAGTTGAAAAGACTCTTTGATGAAATCATTGAATTTGTCTGATGCTAAAATAGCATCCCAGAACTCGGCGTTGTCAGTATCTTTCTTCCGATAGTTTTTCTCGATGAGTTCACCTGTCTCGACATCTATCTTTTGATACCAACCGTTTTTAGGTTTGATAACGAATCCACCTGCCATCGCAGTGTCGAGTAACCCACTATACTTTTCAATACCACCATCATACGAAACTGTGATAGGTATCTTGACCTTCTCGCGCAAGAACCGTGACTTCTCGATGTTGATAACGAAATCGTATCCTGTCACTTCGGTGCCCTCTTTTATCTGACGACGACCGATTATCCAGATATTATCAGAGGAGTAGTAGATGCCTGTACCGCCTGACACAATCGACTTAGGAAATAGACCTATCTCTTTGTAGATGTGGTTGACTGCGATCATTGGGATATCGTTCAGTGTTAGATATGGAGTTACCATACGGAACAAACCCTTGAGTGCCTTAGCGCGGGTCATATCTGCCACAGACTTTTCTGATAACGCATCTTCGAGTTCCTTCTTAGATGCGGAGTTACCAATGGAATCGATGATGATAATTACATGGTCATCTCGGCCAATGGTTTCAAGTTGTGAGATCAGATCAAACTTCAGTTCTTCGATATTCCTAACAGGTGAGTGAAGCACTCTATCCGTATCGATACCAAACGATTCAAAGTATGATTGTGGTGATCCAAACTCTGTGTCATAGAACATCAGAATGCCATCTGGATGCTTGATCAGGTATGCCGCTGCCATCTTAAGAGCGAACGATGTCTTGAAGTGTTTCGATTCGCCTGCAAGCACAGTTAGGCCAGACACCAGTCCACCGTCAAGTGAACCAGATAGCGCCACGTTCAACATCGGAACGTCTGTTGCGCATGATACTTTTGTGAATATCTTTGAGTCCGTAAGAACCTCTGTACCCTTAAGTTTTGAATTCTTTTTCATTTTTGCCATTAACGACATGTTACTTCCTCTTATTTGATTTTTGCATTTTGATTCTTTCGTCTATTGATCCAGCAGGATCAGTGATATGTCCCTTCCACTCACCTAATTTACATGTGTTTCCACATGCTATACTTTGTTCATAATTCTTTATTGTGAGCGATCTTGCTTTCCTGTTGCTCTGCTCTTGTCCACATTCGTCACACACGAATACGTGTTGTTCGAAAATAAATCCTACGTTGGGATTTAACTCATGTATCCATTTTGGGAACATCGCAGTTTCATATTTCTTCAACTTAAACTTCGTCACGCATGCATTGAACGAACATTTAGGTTCTAATGTCTCGTGGTCGAAAAACACCACATCATCTTCCTTCCTTAATGGTCGAATTCGATTAACGCCACTCACGTCCTTGAAAATCTTATCCATTATTAATTCCTGTAAACATATTCAATTGCTCCATTCGCTTCTAATTCAAGCGGTCTGTCTTCATACCAGTTACCTGTCTCGGCATCGAGTTCTTTACACATCGCTGTGATTTCTCTTGCCGTGATAGGGTACTCCTTCGCTATAGCATTACCTGCTATGGCGATCATGATCTGGTACATCTTATGATACCATCCGGTGCCAGAGATTGCCCTATACTCAGACGCCAATTTCTTAGGAAAGAACGGACAGTCACGATACGAAGTCCAGACGATATCTGTATTTGTCATCTGTTCTTTTCGGTATGCGATTATCTGTTCTTTCATTTCTTCAGGTAAACGATCAAGGAAACTATTACCAGAAGGTTCTCTGTATTCCCATTTTCGCATCAGACCATCTGGATTAACAGGTTTACCATGATTTGTGTAGATGAAATTGAACGCATCTGGATACTGACCTGGAATATAAAACATTCGGGATAGATCCTTAGTCTGGGCATCGCCTATATCCTGTACCTGTTTGTTGAGCGCATACCAGAAGTGTTTGATCTTATTTGCTTCGATGTCTTTAGTTAGCGGAAACACTAACCTGAACTTCGGGTGTGCCCGGGTAGAGGACGCCGTCGAGTAACACACAAAGGTGTACTCACCACATATACTATGGAGTGCATCTTGAAGCGCATTTAGATCGTCGGTACAGTCTACAATAAAACTGTCCACATCCATTGCGCACCATCCTGCCCACTTAACAACATTTCTGTTTGCGCGCTTGTCCGTGGGTCCATACGTTGCGGAAGACATAAGTGGCGCCTTTTTCTTTGTTGTAGATAGAGCATGAAGATCATACAGAATCCTCTCAAAGTCCTCAAAATCATCAAACGCAAACGTATTAGTTGTCGTGGTATCAAATCTGTTCTTAAATAATGTCAGTACATAT